AGGTTGTCTCCGGCGATGATCGACTTGTTGTTGCGGGTACCGACGGCAAGACGTCCCGAGTTATCCAGTTTCAGAAGTTGGGCAACGCCGGTCTGTAGTTCTACGGCCAGCGCCGAGTTGTCATTCGGCGTGGTGGTGTTTGCCCGCAACAGCGCGATCGGTCGAGTGGTACCCGTGCCCTGCACGAACAACTGTGCGTCCTGCGCGACCAGTGAACCGGCCATGAGCCGACCGAGGGTGTTCACGTCGCCACTGGAAGTGAGCTGCGTCAGATCGGCGCTCGTCGCAGTCTTGGTCTCGATCAGGTTTCCCGACTGTGCGGTCTGCCCATAGATCGTGAGCCCGGATGCATTCGCTGCCTTTGTCGACACGCCCACGGTGTGCGGCAGTGTGTTCGCCGGAGCTGTGGCATCCGATTGGTACATGCGGACCGATGACGACACCACATCACCGTTTGCCAACACACGGAACCGAGTCTTGTTGTCATGTGTGGTTCGTACGGCGTCGGCACCGAGAGCTACCGGGACATCGACCCACAGCGCGGGATCAAGGTTGTCGGTCTTGGTGATCTTGACCGAGTTCTTCGGAAACCCGATCTGTTGCCACTGAGTGCCGTTGTCCTTGTAGATCGTGCCGGTGTCATCGATGTAGTAGCGACCCGGAATCTCGGGAGACGGGCGGTCGCCAATCGGCCCGGTCTCGAAGCGAGGTACCCAGTTTTCGAGATTCTGAAATGCTTCGTTGAAGTCCTCGCGAGATGGTGAGTCGCTGATACCCGAAGACCACTGCGGCAGGTGTAGTCGCGGGGTCCGTGTTTCTGCCATTGTGGCCTCCTAGTTTGCGGCTTTGCGGACGATGAACGCATCGAGCATTATCGACGTGTTGACCGTGCCCTGATCTGTGGTTATGCGGAGATTGTGGTCTCCGCCTGTTGTCGGCAGAATACCCGTGTTGACACGCCGCCATGTGTTTACCGAGGTGGCATCCAGTGGCGTTGTTGACACGACCGTGGTCCCACGACGTAGTTGCAGATTGAGCGGTACGGAACTTTGATACGAGAATCCGTAAACCCAAGCCTCGTTTGCAGTGAGCGTGAAGTTCGGGGAGATAATCGACTTGGTGCCGGTGTTCGACATGTCACCACGAAGGTAACCACCACCGTCAACACCGCCTGTGCTGCGAGTCGTGGTGATGGCACCGTCGGTCGTCCATCCATCGGTATTCGTCTCGAACGAGGGGTTCGGCATCACATTGCCCGGAAGATCGTGATACGTGATTCCCGCAAGCTCGATCTGATCCCACGTTGTGGTGTTCCAGTCCGACCAGTATGGCAATGCCGCTTCGAGTGCATCCCAAGACGCGGTGTAGACGCGGTGGTAGAGCTGCACACCAGCAGGCTTCAGTGTTTGCTTATTCACGGATTGCAACACGATGAATGACGACGGGGATTCGTCCGCTCGGGTCAGGATCGTCACGTCCCACACAGTGCCGGGGATGAGTTGCCCGTCTACGACCTTTGTGTGCGGTAGGGCCACTGCATACCGCGATCCGGTCAAAACACTGCGAGCGGCCTTTTCAAGTGCGTTTTTGGACCCTGCACGAAAGCCAGACGACGCGTAATAGATGGCGTCTCGTGCATCGAAGTCCTGCGCGTTCGGATCGATGTACACACCGACGAGCTGTCCGAGCCACGGCAACCAGCTACGATCCGCACTCCGGGGGTCCACTAGATCGGATGTACTTCCCAGTACCGGCGCGTTGGCCACTCGGTCGGCCTGCACGTACGTAGTGTTCCGCTGCGCATACCGTTTGCGCATCTCCAATTCGATCTGCGAACGGTACCGAAGACGTTCGATGAGCAAGTCGACATCACCGAGCACATCGCAAATGGACGAGATGTACTTCTTGAATTGGTAATCGTTGAGTGCATCGGTTTCCCGGTAGACATCGGGCAACTTGTCATAGATGCGCTCGGTGGTGACGCTGTAGTTCGGCTCGTCAGACATTGGCCTCACTCGCAATCGACACGTTGATCGTTCCGAGGTTCGCCAATGGAGCTGCGCCTGCCAGATAGATGTCGCTGTTCGGTGCAATCATCTGAGTGACATAGTCGACTTCCGGAATCTCGGAAATGACGCCGATCAGCTCGTTGTAGTAGACCGTCGCTTTCCACGGCCACACGTCGGTGTTCAGGAAACCGCGAACGGCAACTCCCACGGCGTCTACCACGCGTTCGTTGGTGTACCCGGCGTTCGCCTTTACTCGAACGTTGACGTTCACGACGGTGATCACCGGGTCGACGGTGTGCAGGATGAGCGGTGCAAACTTCCGATCGGTGAAGCTGTCGATCACGGCTTGCTTCTCGATAGCAGGCATGATCCCGCCGTCACCGTATAGCGCCAGGGTGAGGTGGCCGGGATGATCGCCCGGTTCCCCACTACCTGCGGTCGAGTCGAAGTTGTCCAGGGCACGCGCACGACGAACGGTCGGGTTTTCCAACGCGGCCAACTCAAAGTGTTTGGGAGTTACCAAAGTGTCTGTAAGTCGCCCGAACCGCTGCACACCACGGTTGAACCATTCCTTATCGGATTCCGGCGCACGCCCTCCGAGCACGGTCTCGGTATTGACCACGCCATTCACGTAGTTGAGCTGGTCGAGCACTTGGAACCGTGTAGCCGGTGGGACACCGTTCACGATGTCGGTCACCTCGGTGGCTGTCGCCGGGATCGTTCCAGATGTCAGGCCGTAGGGAATCGTCAAATCGGCATCTGTCTCGAACACGGTGGACCCATAACCCTGATCCGGTGGCAGGAGTAGGCGCGTGCGCGCGGGGATCGTGTATCCCATCGAATTGACCACGGCGAACTCGATTACCGTCGTTGCAAAGGCACCGGCATCGCGATTGATACCGTACAGCCGCATGAGTGCCGTCATTACGGCATCTGGCAAACGGTTGATCGCGTACACCGATTCGGCAACCTCGACTGCCAATGCTTCCATCAGCATGACCTCGGTGTTGTCTTCGCGGGGATCCCAGCCGGGGATACGCGATTGCAATTCCGTCAAACCAGTTCGGAGGATGTCGGTCGGGTCTTTGTCATAGATACGCAGATCGACATACTGACTCATGTCCGGTGATACGCCACCGCTTGTCATGTGGTGCTCCTTACGATTCCCTGGGCCATGTTGAACTCGACCACGACGTTTTCTTGCGCATCATTCAGGTACGACCGACGAACTCGAACGATGTCTACAGGTAAACGATACTGGGCTACCTGCACAGACAGTGCTGAAGCGGTGAATCCCTCGAACGCCGGATCGTTGACACCAAACGTCGGTGCCATCGGCCTTTCGCCTGGTCGAGTGCCCAAAATGACCGATAGACGTTCGGCGCAATACACGTCCGATTCATCATCCTCGGTGACGGCGTGACCTTGCTTGTCCAGCCGGAATGGGAATGAGAGCAACTGAGTCATGGGTCGACCTCCGGTTCTGTGTAGCTGACCTCGATAAGATCGATGATTCCATCGCCATCGGTATCCACCTGCACCAGCTCTAAGGGTGGCGGATTCATATCAACGTACTTTCCTATTATCACAAACTGATCCCGGTACAGATAGTTCGCGATGAGCACCTTGTCACCAGACTTGTAGACATCCGGCACGTGGGGGTTACGAGGGTCTCCGTCGTCACTGACGGGCGGCACCGTGCGTGCGTTACCCCCGGTCCGTTCGTACGACGACGATGCTCCCTGGGCACGCGGGTCGGCTATGTAATGCATCGGGCCGTAGGTGACAACTTGCCCGCCAACGAACACCTCGACCATGTACCCGCTGCCGTTTACTGACTTACCAATGACAGTACCGACGAAGAACGTTCTCACAAGTAGTTCACCCCCGGAATCAATCCGCCACTCTCGAAGGTAGCGAGATAGTTCTGATCGGGGTCCATGTACTTCTGGGAGAGACGATAGTTCTCTTCCACGATGATCCTGCGGCTATCGCCCAGTGACAGACTCACGGTGCCGTTGTTCAGTAGTAGTGCCCCGCGCGTCTTCACTGCCTCCATCGGCGTGATGTACAGATTATTGATTCGTAAAACGTCTTTGAGTTCGTTGTAGTCGACCGGGATGGATACCCCGGCCTGTTCAATGGCATACGCAAGACTTTGGTAACTCAGGGAGAAGTTGGCGATCGGTGCCGTCGGCGGGATGAACACCTCGTTCTCGTCGTAGTAGGTGGTCACGTTGTACTGACACCAGTAAGTCACGTCGAGTGCCGACTTGGTGCGGTGACCGCCACCGTAGAACGCGCCTGTCATATCTGCTCCTATGTGATCCGAACGCCATACCCGCCGCGTGTGTTCGATACCTTCACGACATCTCCCGACTGCGGGGCCTCCACCATCTTCCCACCACCGATGAACATACCGACGTGTCCGTCGTTGGACATCATGATGAGGTCGCCCGGACGCAATGACCCCATGCCGATACGAGGACCGGCATTCCGCTGGTCATACGTGGTTCTGGGGAGCTTCACACGACCACGAGACCCTTGATACCAGCCGTACTGCATGAGACCAGAGCAGTCGAATCCGACCTTGTTGTAGTCGCCATAGCTATCGGCAACACCGCCATCTCTGATGCCTTTGGTCGGTCCGTTGTATCCACCACCACCCCAGGAGTACGGAGTGCCACGTTTCGCGATGCACGCGTTGGCGGCACGTTCACCGTCGGTATTACCAGATAGTGAAACCGTACCTCTGCTACCTCCACCTGTGTCCTGACCGGCCTGTGCTTGCTTCTCGATCTTCCACGGATACTTGGCCTTGATCCCAACAGTGCCCTGTCCAGCGAGCGGGTAATCCACCGAGGTGACCAACAACTTCTTGTCGGCCATGCCTCGGAAAATGCCCTTCACGATGATGCCGTTGCCGGGAAGTATTCGGCCAGCGCTCTCGATAGGTAGGTCAAAACTGATCTCGTCATCGGTCTTCTCCGACGTGGACATGTCAATCGACGGAAGGTTCAGCAGCCGGAGTTGATCGTCGGCGACTGTTGTCCCCCAGCCAACTGTCAATGTTGGCATCTTGTCGAAGAGGTACTGCGGTGATGCGAAGTACAAGGTGTTGAGAGATTCGTAAACGAGGAAACCCTCTTCGCCTGCCAACCGCTGAAGTGTCGTCCACTCGTTTGCCTCTGTCGACTTGTCTTCGCCGGATGCGACATCACGCACGATGGATGGTCGAACCGGGGACGGTTCTCCGAAGAACTTCATACCGCAGTTTGCCGCTGCATCCTTGGCGTACGTGGTCGGAGAGATGTTCGCACGGTTCAGCGCGCCCTTGATGTTCCGTGCACGACCGATGCCGCCTGGTTGCAATTTGAGCGTGGTTCCACCCGATCCCGACGGACCACCGGCCAGCGAAAACGACGAGACGAACAACGGCATGTCCGCGCCATACATCGCCTTCTTGTTGATCGGGCCTCGATCGTTATTGAACGAACTTATGAATGCCCAATTCGGATCGTACAGATCGAAGCTCAGTTCACCGGCCTGATCCACCGACAACGACATGTTCGAGGACGTGATGAGTCGTTCGGTACCGAAGTTGTTGAACTTCTCAAGACCACCACCTTCGATCGTCAGGCGTTGAAACATATCGGTGCGTACTGGCATGACATCTCCGTTTCAGTAAACCTGCGCAACCCACTGATTGGCTTCGCCCATACGCTGCGAGTACCGACCGGGGTAGGCCGACACCTGCACGCGCTGGCACGCCGCACCGGGGTCCATCGCTCGCCAGTTGAAGGTCATCATCTTATTGAAAAACAGACCGGCAGAGGCACGTGGGTTCATGCGCTGTGCAAGTGTTCCCCAACCTGCCTGTCGCTGCTGGAACAGACCCACTGAGTCATGGTCACTGCCGACGGCATCGTGCGGGTAGTTCAGTGATGCCGGTACCGATGCGTTCGCGTACATCGTGAGGTTGGATTCCACCAAGGCGGTCGCGATACCATTCCGGGCACCATCACGTCCGAGGTTGCGTTCTTTCGCCGCTGCGCAAATCTCAGAGGCGTAGAACCGCTTGCCCTTGCCTGCGGCACCCATACCAACACCACCGCCACCGCTACTTAGGCCGCTGAGGGCGACCTTGGGCTGTGGTTTGGCCCGTTCCACCTTCTCTATCGTCCACGGCATCTTCGCCTTCACCGACACAGTGCCTTGTCCGGCCACCGGATAACTCACGGATGTCACCAACAACTTCTTTGCGATCTTAGGAATGTTGTTGATCGTGATGGAGTATCCGGGGTATATCTTCCCAGCTGCGGTGATCGGTAGATCGAAGCTGATTTCGTCCTCAGTGTTTTGACTGCCGAAGTCGACCTGGGGTGCTTCGAGCATGGTCGTGTGACGGTCTGGTGTGGATGTCTGTTGTCCGAGCCAATAGATCGGGACGTTGGGCATCTTGTCGAACAGGTATTGAGGAGATGCGAAATACAGTGTGCTGTCCCGGACGTATGCCAGGAAACCTTCTTCGCCAGCCAAGCCGAGAATGGTGGTCCATTCGCTACGTTCGTCTCCGCTACCCAGACCTTCTTTGGTGTCTCGTTCAATGGATGGTCGGACGGGGGAACCTTGGCTCCATATGCCCATGCCTTGCCGTGTCACCGCATCGGCCACGTATTGCGTAGCGCTGATGTTCTGCCGATTCAGAGGGCCAAATACTTTATGTAACTTCTGAATCCCCATAGGACGCAGCTTGAATGTGACCTCTCCCTGCCCGCTGTTACCAGGACCGCAACTGAACGCCGCAACTTCGTACTCGACACCGCCGTACACAGCGCGCTTACCAATCGGTCCACGATCCGAGTTGAACGACGTGAGATACGCGTAGTTCGGATCGATCATGTCGAATGTCAGCTCGGGTTCCTGATCGATCTGGTAGTCGAACGTCGCGGCCAACAGCATCTTGTCAGTGGTCCGATTGTTGAGTACACCTGCCCCATCAATGACCAACTGACTGAAGAAGTCAGAACGAGTGGCCATTTACGGAATCCTAAGAATCTGTCCGATGTTGAGTGATCCCGCAACCTTGTTGAAATCACCAATCAGACGCCAGAATTGCTCTCCATACTGCCCGTAGTACTTCTGCGCGATGGACAGCAATGTTTCACCGGCTTGCACGATGTGATCCGGCGTGATCGTGGCACCGGTGTTGCTCGGTGTGGATGTCGACGTACTGGACGATGTACCGCTGGACGTGTTGGTCATCGCCCGAGTGCTCTTTGCCAAATCCACAAGCGACTGCGAGATAGATGCCGTCACCGCGTCATCACGGAAGTTGAAATCGTTCGAGTACTGCGCAACGGTCACACGTGCATCTGGAACCGCCGAGAACTCGAAGTCGACGGTGCACCGACTGATCTGATTCTGGATCGGCTCACGTTCCACCGACGAGTACTCGAAGTTTGTGCATTTCCACAAACCAGACTCTTTCGGCCCATACAGAATCTGTATCCACCCGCCGATCTTCACGATGGCTTCGAGCCGATCCAGCTCCTTCTCGATAGACACGTCCAAACTGCGCCCTAGCGTGAACGAGAACGACATTTTGCGCAGCCTGGGATTCTTGACCGCTATTTCGGGGTATCGGCCCGCACGTTCGATCTCAACGACCTCTTCACCGATGTTAGTGTGCGCCACTTCGCGGGGTGCCCACGGAACTTCGTACATGTCGCCATTACTACCCATGATGATCATCTTCGGACGACCGCTCTTACTGTCGAACTTGGGGACGATGATCTGAACGCTAGCCACTCAGATCACCCGCTTTCCACACGCTGTGCAGTACAGACCACCGAACGGACTGTGACTCACCGATGCATCGCAGCATGGTGACAAGATGCGAAGCAGTTTAACGAACATGTTTCTTCAACCTCTTCTTTGGTTTTGGAGGTTCGTAATCACCGTACATCCTGATGATTTCCCGAGCCCATACGACCTTGTCTTCGATGCGCTGCCCCTTCGGTTGCGACGTAGACCAAAGTTCCAGGTTCTCGATGCGGTTATCTGTCCGATCACCGTTCTTGTGGTGGACCTCTTCGCCCGGAAGGAGATACCTACCAAGTTTCTCTTCCATGACCACTTGGTGTTCGCGAACGTAACCT